AAGCAGGCAGCAAAGAATGGTCGCCGCAAGACTGACTATGAGTTTGGCACTAACCCATGCTCCGAGATTATCCTGCGTCCCTACCAGTTCTGCAACCTGACGGAAGTTGTTGTACGTGCTACGGATAAGATCAAGACGCTGGAAGAGAAGGTTCGCCTTGCTACCATCTTGGGTACTATCCAATCGACCTACACTAAGTTCCCCTACCTGCGGAAGATTTGGCAAACCAATACAGAAGAAGAGCGTCTGCTTGGTGTGTCACTGACGGGGATCATGGACAACCCACTAATGACTACAAAGAATGCAGGTTTGTCTCAAACATTGGAGCATCTAAAGAATGTCGCTATTACTACTAATGCTGAGTGGGCTGGAATCCTTGGCGTTCCTGTATCTGCTGCTATTACTTGTGTTAAACCATCGGGAACCGTCTCGCAACTTGTTGACTCCGCCTCAGGTATCCATGCTCGCCATAGTGCTTACTACATTCGGACTGTTCGAGGCGACAATAAAGACCCTCTTACACAGTTTATGAAGGATCAAGGTATCCCGTCTGAACCTGATGTGATGAAGCCTACGCAGACAACTGTGTTTAGCTTCCCAATGAAGGCCCCAGAGGGTGCAGTGGTCACGGCTGATCTTAGTGCTATCGACCAGTTGGAAATGTGGTTGGCCTATCAGCGTAGTTGGTGTGAGCATAAGCCTTCTGTTACTATTAACGTCAGAGGGCATGAGTGGGTTGAGGTAGGTGCTTTTGTCTACAAGCACTTTGATGAAATGTCTGGCGTATCTTTCTTGCCATACAATGAACATACCTACCAACAGGCTCCATACCAAGAGGTCGGTAAGTCAGAGTATGATAATCTGCTGTCTATGATGCCTAAGACTATTGACTGGGCTAAACTGGCGGACTACGAGAAAGAAGACAACACATCTGGATCACAGACACTTGCTTGCTCTGGGGATAGTTGTGAGATTGTTGACCTGACTTAACCTTGTAACATAGCCTAGGACAGGATCAGCTTTTGTCCTAGGCTTCATATCAAATGGAGTTAACGTGTACACAATTATTGGAAGACCTGATTGTCGTTGGTGTGATAAAGCTAAGCAACTACTCACAGAAAAAGGACGAGAGTATCAGTACATTGACTGCACTGAGAATACTTGGGTAGTGGCCATCATGTTGAAAGGCGGATACCGAAAGGTTCCACTAGTTATTCAACACACAGAAGTCATTGGTGGTTATGTAGAGCTAGAAGAGAAGTTTAAGGAACTATCCGATGGATGAAGGTAAGCCTAAAGGTAAACGAGTGAGTCGCTACAAGAATGCGGGGGCAGAAGCTACTGCACGTACTGTGAAACTTGTCGCTATGAATGACACACAGAAGCAGTACATTGCTGCACTAAACTCCCACAGTCAGATCATTGTGACAGGTTTCAGTGGTACAGGTAAGACTTACATCGCAGCAACACATGCAGCTAACCTTTACGCTAATCATCTGATTGACCGAATCATTATCACTCGACCTAACATCGCTGTTGGTAAAGACCTTGGGTATCTTCCGGGAACTCTAGAAGAGAAGTACACCCCTTGGATCATGCCAGTGCTTGACGTATTGGAACAACAGCTTGGTAAGAATGTTGTTGATACCGCGATGAAAGCTGGCAATATCCAGATGGTTCCTCTGTCTGTTATGCGTGGACGCAGCTTCAATAGGGCTTTCATTATTGTGGACGAAGCGCAGAACCTTACTGTACACGAGATGAAAATGCTATTGACTCGCGTAGGTAAAGAGTGTACTATTGTTATCAACGGAGATATCAAGCAGAGTGACATACAGACACAGAGTGGTCTTAGTAAGATTCTGCATCTAGCTAAGAAATACAATATGGATATCCCAACCATTGAGTTTGGTGTTGATGATATTGTTCGTAGTGATATCTGTAAGCAGTGGATTATTGCATTCGAAGAGGAGAAGCTATAATGGCTAAGTGGGATGTACTAGGTTGGCAAGAACCTGAAGAAGAAGCAAAGACAGACAATGTGAACCACCCAAAGCACTATGGTCAGGGTGATATTGAGTGCATTGATTACATTGCGGACTTCCTGACGTATGATGAATATGTTGGGTATCTACGGGGCAATGTCGCAAAGTATCTGCATCGTTGGCGCTACAAGAATGGACTAGAAGACTTGAAGAAAGCACAGTGGTATCTGGCAAGGTTAGTTGAAGAGGTGGACAATGAAGAAAACAACCCTCATAAAACCTAAGGATAAACCAATTGAAATAGCTGTAATGCCCCTCGAAGAAGAAGCCAAGCAGTTTACTGCAAAGAAAAAGTTTGGTGGGCCACCCAAGCCTATGACATCCCGTATCTACCTTACGGGGATGGCAATGAATGCCCTGTTGTCTAGGTCTACGGGTCTAGTACGTAGGGAAGAGATCAAGCGTGAGGCAGAGGACTGGGCCGACTTTATGCTTGAAGACTAACAACAAGAACACCCATACTGTAAAACTTAAAGGGAGCCTTTCGGCTCCCTCTCTTTTTGTTTACTGTCTTCTTTGATCTGGGAAACCTTTAACAGGCTCTGTCATTTGGTTAGACCACGCCATGATAGCCTGTCTTTTTTTAACCTCTTCCTCAACATTCTCAGAAGCACCGAGGAAAGAAGCAGCATCTGCAAACTCCCCGTTAGTAAAAGCTCTTACTGCGGTGTCATAGATATCTTTCTTACCAGAACTTTTAATGGCTTTTCTTTCTTCAATGACATAAAGATTACGAACATACCCTGCAGCCAACCGAGGTTTTTTATCTAGGAGTTCAATGAAGCTTTGCTCTATTTGATTCTTAGCCTTATCTCTCTCAATAGTAATAAATTGATTTAACAGATACCTCTGATCATCAGTATTTGTAATCTCATTATAAGTCTTATCACCAAACCTACCACCATGCTTAACTTGATCTCTCCAAGCAACGAACATCCTAGGCAGGTTCTTACCCAGAATTTCCCTCACAAAGATATCTGCAGCAGGGTTTTCTACAGTCTTGTTGCCATAGATTTCAAACTCCTTGATTTGCATACGGCTCATCTCTTCCTGCAACTGGTTAGGTTTTGCAGATGTTTGCATACCAAGCTGCTTAGAGAGGGGGTCAAAAGTACCAATAGGAGTAGAGCTGAATGGGCTGTAATAAGGGATAGCGGACTTACCGTTGTAGCTCTGTGCGTACTGTACAAAGTCTACCTCTGGCAAGAAGCGTGTTGCTCTGCGGATCATCTCATCTATGAAGTTACCTTCACCATAGGTTTCAACATTGTCCAAATCTCCACCAAGAACTTCTCTCGTGTACGGGGTAGTACCTAGCTCAGGGTTAACCTGCCCATAGAAGTCTCGTGTTGGGGTCAGAGGATAGGTGAACGTAGCAGCAATGTCTCCCAACGACCGAGCAAGACCAACTGTTAGAACACCCTCGTCATAGCTCTTTGCTATCTCTGTAAAGAGTGGGGCATCAATACCTATGTCAGTCTGACCTACAGAGATATCCATCATGGTACTAATGATACCCTCTGTTGGTAGGTCATTCTTCCAACGATAATAAAGATCACCCAAATACATATTCATCAGCCAAGGGCCAGCAGTACGGCTTAGGTCAACAAGACCTGTATCTGTCTTGAGCTTGTCATAGTCAACAGTACCTTCAGTAGATGCAGCAGTGTATGCACCCAACATAAAAAGGGAAGCCCCTGTCATCTGCCGTGCAAAACGATCCTGACCAGTCTTGTTGACATCCCCAAAGACAACACTATCATACTTGTTCAGACCACCAGTCATAAGACCAATAGGTGTGTAGTCATTGATATGTTCAAGGTGGTTAGCGATATAACGAGGGAATGGTATACCAAAACCTGCGGATACAACAAAGGGTAGCTTGTGGTGTGCGTCGATAACACCCTGTGCTAGCTTACCAAAGGCAGACTTGTCACCCCTGTAGGAACGCTGGAAGGTAAACCTACGAGCATCATCAATAGCCTTAGTCATAACACCTTCTGGAAGATTATCCAGTGGGATTTTCTTCGCTAGGAACTCACCGAGATTTTTACCAATGGCAGGATCAGCAATGTCCCTCAACTGTCTGTCTACACTAGAGTAGAGGACACCCTGCTTAAACACAGAGTCCACAGTGGAGTTCAGTATGTTGACACCCCTGCCAACCTTAGCCAAGCGAGAGGTACTCTCAGAGGCTGTCTCAGCACGAGTAGCTTCATAGAACAGTTCAGAGTACTGCTCTGGTTGTTCCTCAAGGAAGACCTCTTTGAAGAGCTTTGCGTCACCCTTGTTCCAAGAGAGTCCTTTGATTGTGGATAGAGTACCACCAACCCACTTACGTTGTACTTTATCCCCAACTTTTTTACCTACAGTGACGTTGGCTACGTTCTTCCAGAATTGGTCGGACATATCAATGAGTACGTTACCAGCAGAGGTGATAGTGTTAGCAGCAGTAGTACCAAGCTGAGAGGTCATAAAGGCAATACGAATAGAGTCTGCCTCTTTCAGTGCATTGTAGAGGGGGTTGCCCTTGTCCTTATACACGCTGGCAGCAACAGTACGCAACTCAGAATCAGCCAGAGTCTCAAGCCCGCTTGCTGCTAGGAAGTCCAAGTCTCTTGTAGTTGCCTCGACCTCTCCCTTTGCAGTAGCCTTTGCTGTGGAACGAGTCTGAGCCTGCTTAATGTAGCTTGCTTCTGCCAGTGTCTTACCAGCCTGAGACAAGTCAGCGAGGAAGATATAAGAGGTTTGTTCTTTTGATAGGCCATACTTAGTGCGTAGGTCAGTCAAGTAGCTGCTATCAATCTTACCCGACTGCAGACCTTTCGCAACAGCAGAAGAGATACGCTCGTTAGGCTTGATTTTCAAACCCTCTGTCATCTCAATAGTAGCAGCAGTGATACTACGTAGTGTATCTATAGAGAGGTTGCTTGTGATAAACCTGTCTACTTTACCATTCAAGACTTCCTTCTTAAGGAGATTACCCTTCTCAACCAACTTAGGGTCAAGAGGGTCAAGCTTAACGCCCTTGAAACGTGCATCTAAGGCCAACGCTGTAGATACAGCACGATCAGCAGCAGCAGAAACTTTTGCAGGTTCCACCGAGGCTATCGTTGTCTTAGCATTAGTAACACCAGTAGTCTTAGTCGCAAGATTTGCAGCATCACGAGCAACAAGACTATCAACAATACCACGCTGGGTTCTTGTGTCTAACGCACGAGTGGCAGAACCTAATGCACCACCAATGGTAGCTGCAATAAGTCCATCACGAAGAAGGTTGCCTGTTGTATATTCTTGCCCAGAAGCTTTCTCACGAGTCTTACCCTGCAGGAAGGATTGACCAGCACCAAGAGAACCTTCTACTACAGCAGAGGATACACCCCCCATGAGGGCTTGTTTAGCGATTGTGCCTGCAACCTGATCTTTAACAGCACCAGTGGCAACACCCTTACGCACAAGCTCAGAGATAGTCTGACGCATTGCTAGTTGCGCAGCCTTACCCGCTGCCTTTGCAGCAAGCTTAGAACCTACACCCCAACCAGCCGTACCCACTGTGGCGAGAGTGCTGGGAGACGTAGCGAAGGCTGACAGGTAGTCTACTGCACCATCCAGCATCCCCGTGCCACCACCCTCAGCCCTGTCATAGGCCATCATGAGATTGCCAAAAGACTTCAACTCTTCTTGGGGAAGGTTCTCCTGTTTTACAAAATTGTAATCCTTGAGTGCAGTAATCTCATTGGTATCCTGCCAGCGCATATGCTCAACGAACTTATCTGTTAAACCTTCCGCCCCAAGCTTCTTCATCTCGTCGCCAGACAGGCCATAACGAGAACTTCTAAAGAACAGCACAAGGTCTTTTTGAAACTCAGGGTTATCCTTAAGTTCCATAAAGTCCTTGCCATCAACCTCTTCTAGGTAGCTACCCATTATTGTCCTAGCCCCATGTTCTCGTCCACTATACTATCAAGGGTGGACTCTGCAGTACCAGTGATAAGCCCCTGAAGCTCTTCCTCTGTATCAGTGGGGTTAACTGGGACTACAGGAACTACAGGTGCTGGTGGGGGTGATTGTACAAAGCTTTCTGCAAAAGTCTTAGGGTCTGTTAAGACTGCATCAAAGTTGTCTACAAGAGCTTGCGCCCCGATATTACCTACAGTAACTGCAGTACGAATTTGATCTGTCACGAAAGCAGCCGCCTGTGTTGGGCTTAGGGTGGATTGTGGAGAGTAAGCTAATTCTCCTGCACGTTGTTCAGCCAACGCAAACAAGTTTGCCACCTCAGGTGCAGCATTACTTGATACGGTGATATCCCCAGTACGCTCATTTACGGCAAAAGAGTCTGCGAACTGAGTCTGCAAAGCGGATGCAATCTGATTTTTCATAGCCTTGGTGTCAGTGAAGTCTGGGCCAGATACATAGTTAAAGTTCAAATCAAGGGGTTCCATTGGGGTAACCCCAACAGGGGCATAAACCTCTGCACCAAAGCGTCTTTGCAAATCTTCTACACTAGTAGCACTATAGATAGCTTCAGCCAGTGCCTCAGCAGATTGTTCTGGGTCTGTCGTATCTCTATCAGTAGATACACCATTGATAAGAGCGGTTGAGATAACTTCATCACCAGCCTCTTCAAGGTACTTAGTGACAGTTAGGTTTAGGTCTTCAACATACTTCTTGTCAACTTTTTTATTCTTCTCGTACTGGTCAAGGAAAAGACTAAGCTGACCTGTACGCTGCAAAACTAACGCACTTGTGTCTGTTAGGCCAGCAATAATACCTGCAGAAAGTTCTGCTTGCATAGCAGCCTTTGTCGCTGTCTTTTTTGCAAGACGCTCAATATAACGATCCTGATAGGCTGCAAGTAGAGTCTTTTGATACTCTTCTCTCTTGAATGCGTAGGCTCTATCTTCAGTCTCTTTTGCAGCTTTCTGATCAAGAACATACGTCAAGCCTTCGTTTATACCCTGCCAAAAACCCATTACTTAACTCCTCTTGACATCAGACCCTTAGGCTTTTCTACTGCAACTCTTTCCGCAGGTGAAACTTCCAAGACTTTTTTAGGTGGATTCTTATCCATTTGTTTAATCATTTTCTTGGCTAAGCCAGTGTTCTTCGCCTTGTTATACTCAGCCTTCTCTTCTTTATCCTCAAACCCATCATCAGGGTTAAGTCCAAAGGCAATAGCACCCTGCTTGATAAACTCATGGATCACAGGGGAGATCAGTAGCGCAACATCAATAGAGTGCATACCCTTAGATACAGCACCACGCATGATGCCATTGGTAATGCTCATTACATCTAGCTCATCTACCTCAATCAGATCAAGGACACCATCAAGCATCTCTGGATCAGAGAGACGAGCCAAGTGCATTTGGATTGCTTCTTCTGGATCAACAATCTCTGGGGGACGTTCCCAAGGAAAACCTTTAGGTTCTGTAGTCAAAGATTGACCGGGGATAGGCGCACTAAACATATCCATTCTTACTCTCCAGAAATCTTATTGTATCTACGCAACCAGTCAGACTGGTATCTCTCAGCAGTAAGACCATTGTTAGCAGCCAAAGCTTCTTCACTCATCTTACCAGAAGGGTTACCAGTAAACCAAACAACAGGAACTTTTGTAACATCGTTGTTGTTCGCAGCGAGAATCTCTTGCACATACTTTGCAGCTACGATATCTTGAACTTCTGTAGGTGCTTCCTTGGCAGTCTTATACTCAGTGCCAACACCATACTTACTTGACAAACTTCTCCACGTGCTATCAATAAATTGGTACCCCCCAGAGGCAGAGCTTTTAGGGTTCTTAGCACTATAGTCTCCACCAGACTCTTTACTCTTGAGTGCGGATAGAATACGTCTGATACCTTTATCTGTCACATCAGCAGAGATAGAACCTGCCAGTTTGTTTGAGGTAGTACCTTTAGGTGATCCTGCAGGAGTAGTCGGCATCTGCTGTCTTTGTTCTGCAACAGGTGCAAATACATCACGAGAGAAGCTCATGTACTGTGGCAATAGGTCATCGAACTCTGAGAGCTTTTGCTCAGTCTTTGCCATGCGAGAAGCAAGACCAGCACCAGCCCTTACGTTTTCTCCAGAGGCAGCCGCAGAACGAATCCTTTCCACAAGGGAAGCTGCACTCTTGTAATTTTTACTATAGTCCATTGTTATCCCTTAGTATTAGAAGCCAAAAATAAGCTTGGTAAAGAAGCTGGCTTTAGCTGCACTTTCTGCAGCTTGTTCTTTTTTCTTGGCCATCAAAAACTCTGCGGCTCTTTCTTTCTCAGACTCAAGTGCAGTAAAAGCAAAGGCCATGATGTCACGTTCTTTCTGCCAGACTTGATCTAGAGCTTGGCTAGTCAAAGCGTTCTTAGTCTTAGCTGCTTCCATGTTTGCAGTATTCTGTGCAGCAGTGTTGAGAGTAACAGTATTCTGTCTCCACTGTGCGTTAGCCTGAGCAATAACCAAAGAGTTAGTAGCATTAAACTGGTCACGCTGTGTCTCTAGCTGAGCATTAAACTTCTTGGTAGCATTAGTTTCACCAGCATTGAATTGCTTGATGGCATTGCTTTGCTCTGCATTGAAGAGGCTTACACGGCTAGTTAGGTCTTCAAAGAATTGATTAGTCTGATTCTCACTCGAAGCATTGAACTGTGCTGCAGCGTTCTTTGCTGCTTGATCTGTAAGCAATGCCTGAATGTTAGACTGAGTGCGGAACATAGCAGTCTGTTGTTCATTACTAACATTCGTCAAGTCCATCTGCAAGAACGACTGTGCATTCTGAACAGCAGCTTGCTGACGATTGCTTAGGTTAGCTACATCGAGGTTAGCAAGGGCAGCAGCCTGAGCCATCACCATAGCTTGACGATTATTCAGATTCTCCAAGTTCACCGTGTTGACAATACGGCTGTTCTCCATCGCAATGTTTTGTTCTGCGGTGAAGTTCATGTTAGCAATGTCTGAAACCTTAGCGGCATTCATAACACGAGTCTGGAAGTTCTGGTCAAACTCTTGGCCGAGGAAGGTAGCACGTTGTTGAGCAGCAAAGATTGCAGTCTGCTGTCTATTGGAAAGGTTCTGTCCCTCGAACTGTGCAAAGGTACTAGCATCAACCTGAGCAATAGGTAGCGCAGACTCCATAGCAGCCTGAATGACAGCCTGTCCAGCTAGGGATGAAGCACCAAGCCCACGAGCAACCAGAGCAGCGTTAGCAGCCCGCATAGCCCCTGCTGCCCATGCTGGTGTCTCACCACCTTCAAACTGTTTCATCAATCCTTCAAGCTGACCTTGTACAGTAGCTTGCTTAGAAGGAGTAGCTTCGGCTGCTTGAATGCTTTCGGATAGCTTATTAACTTTGGCTGCATCAACAGCAGAACCAGAGATAATTTCCCCTTCTTCCACCTTACGCTGCACAGGGTTATTCATAAGAATACCTGTACCTTGTTCAGCCTTTAGGCCCTCTAGAGAACTCTCAGTTTGCTGTGCAGCTTTAACTATAGCACCCTCGGTCACAGCACCTACAACAGGCTGTAGTGCCTCTGTCTCTTTCTTAACTTCAGGGGCAGCAGTAGTAGCCTGTATCAAGCTGGCAGGAGTAGGAGCAGGAGTTGCTGCTGTAGTAACATCTGCGATAGTGGTAGGAGTTACTTCTGGTGTAGCTTCAACTTTACCTGCATTGGTATCAATAAGAGTCTCTGGGGTAACTGCAATGTTAGCTACAGCAGCTTGTTCAGTGAGGCTCTCTGGGTTACGGATAACTGCTTGAGAAAGTTCATCACCTGTAGATAGACCACCAACAGCCATACCTGTACGTTTCTGCAAGACACGAGTGAACTTACCCATACGTGCTGCTGCACCGGGATTGGACGATAGGAAAGCTTCCATCATCTTAGGGTCTGTTGGCCCATTGTAGCCCATCTGTGTGAGCAAGTTATGCTGCTGTTGGGGATTAAAGTCCACTCTATGTCTCCAGACGTTTGTTGTATCTTACACTAAAAAGGGTTTGGTTGCAAGAGTTTATTATAGTAAGTTAGTCAGCATCTTGGATCACGAGCGTACCAGCTTCGGCCTGACGCATGATTTCGTCGTAGTGACGGTTGCCCGGTGCCAAGGGGACGGACCACTCGATGCCGTCGATGGTGGCCTTGATGCCGCCGATGTTGCCGTCAAAGCCGTTGACATATTGGGCTGAGGTGATGGTCATGGTGTTCATCTCTTACAACTCCGCGTCCGCGACCCAGTGGCCGTAAATTGCGACAGGCACAAAAGCTGCGCCAACAGGCAGGCTTAAAATCCCGCTTTTGGTCCCCGGGAAGGGGACGGCGGCTCCGACTGCACCTGTCCCGCCGATAGCCCCAGAGCGAGTGTAGTCCCAAACATTTACCGTGCCTACATGGCGATAACCCACAAGGCTTGGGACCGCACGTTTTTGTACAGCGTAGTAGATAGTGCAGTAAGATAGGTTTGCACTATCAGACGACCCGGCGAAAACCGTAGCACCTTCCGAAGTGTTGGTTCCCGGCGCAACACCCACGCTGTAAGACTTCTCGTAATACCGCTGGCATCTCGCCAACTCTGGCCCCAATTCGGGCTGCTTGTATAGGTCAGCCGCCGCAACAGTGTGCGTACCCTGCTTGATGTGGATGCCCCACAGGTCAACGCCGATAGTTTGCAGGCCGAGGCTGTTGGTGCGGGCGTTGTAGTCAGAGCCTGCCGAGGTCCAAAACCTCAGTTCAAGGTAGTCGTTGCCATTGCTGCCAAGTGTCTTTCCAGTGATGGACGGCACGGCGATGGTGACGGCAAACGCTGCCCACGATCCGGTGAGAGTGACGGTGGTCACGCCGATGCTGTTAACTTCGGTGGAAGGTGAGCCACCAGTGCCGAAGGATTGCAGAAGTTCGACCGCCACGTTCCCAGAACCGCTGGAACGCCTCGCCCATCCCAAGATGGTGATGGTCTGGCCAGCGTAAGACCTGACGCCTTCAATGCGTTGGCAAGTCAAAGCACCCTGTGACGCCAAAGTCTGGCCGCTGACAGTCTGCCGCAGGAAAAACGTGGGGCTGTTGTTGCCAAGCGTATCGCCAACGGTGAAGGACTGACGCGATTGAGTGACCGTCCCGCCAGTCAAATCATTGCGCCACCGATCCGCCGCCACATAGGCAGCAGAGGTGCTGCTTGTCCCCCGCTGCCAGAAGTCAAAGGCCCCGTTGATGATGCGGTTTTCAGGGTCTAGCACACCGGGACGCAAAGGTAGCCCGTTGAAGGTCGCTGTGTTACCACCAGATGCGTCAAGGATAGCGTTAGTGCGTAGTTGGCTCATGCCAGTTGCTCCTCTGTCGGGCGTGGTAATGTCGGGTGATCCCAAGCGGCGATATAGTCACCACGGCCATCGCTGTCGTTTTGCAGACGGATGACAGTCAGGAAATCCTCAATGGTCAGCGCAGGGTAGAGCGCCATGATTTTATCATACAGTGTCATCACGCAACTCCTGCCAAGAACCCAGAGAACACGTTTGTATTTGCGTCACTTGCTCCGACAGAAAATGTTCCTGTTCCAGTTACCCAAGCCCAAAGATCAAGGTAATCGGTTGAGCCGTTGAGGTAAAAAAACCCGCTTACGGATGCTATGGCACCAGACCCACCAGAGAGGGTAATGTCGAGCATCCGCCCATAGTTATTACCCTCGATTCCGTTAAGTCGAATTGTGATAATTGCCCTTGATAAGCTGGTGGTTGCTTGAAAATAAATGCTGCCATTCGTTTGGTAATACCCAGCCACGGTTGGCTGAAAACGATAATTTGTCGTTGAGTCAAATGCGCTAGTACTGTCGAAAGACTTTGCTTGCAGCGCCACCTTTGTAAAAGTACCAGAGGTAATTGTTTGTGGGGATGTAGTATAGGCCCGAAAGGCTGGCATTGCTTTTTGAGTTACGGTACTGGCAGTCGTCAAAACCGTTCCCGTGTTATCCGGCAGCGTGAGTGTTCTGTCCGTATTCGAGTTGGGGGCAGCGATGGTGAATGCACCCGTGCCAGAGGCGTTGCCTTGGAGTTTGATCAGCGACATTATTCAGTTTCCTCTGGGGCTACGTCAAGCGGGCCTTGGTCAGTCCAAAGCCAGCGGTCACGGCTCTCGCGCGATGGCAGAGTGCTGTCGTCCACAATGCGCCAAGGCTTACCCGCAGGCACGTCCTTATTGGCCACAGCTTCGATCTGGTCTGAAAACTCAGGGGCTGGGATGATAACCGCAACGCCACCGCTGTTGTTAGGGAAAATGATTACTTGCATGGTGGGTTTCCTTTTAGCGAAAGACTAAGACGCAGACGACTGATCGGTCAGTTAGTACAGCACTGTTATTATATGTTTCCACACCAACACTAGTAGTGGTATAACTTGTCAAGACTACGCTTCCTGAGGTGGAAGCATGTGACTGAGCAGTTGCGTAGTTAATGTCCTGAAGTGCTGTCGTAAAGTTCACAGTGTAAAGACCTACTCCATTATCCGTAATGCTGGACACATTCCCAGACCCACGGATAGTTACAGTGCCTGCGCCGTTAAAGTTTACCCAAGCACGGCAGGCATAGATCGGAGCAGAACCAGAAGCGTTGAGAGCGCCAGTGATGCGGGCGGCATCTACGTTACCCGTGAGATCAGCACTATCTACGGCCCCGTCAAATGTTGCCGCTGTGACCCCAGTTGTTCCGTTAATTGTGACAGTCATTATAGTACCACCCAGTTAGAGCCAGTAGGGATAGTAACAGTAACACCAGAGTTTACTGTAATAGGCCCTGTAGACATTGCGTTTTTATTTGTTGTAAGAGTATAGTTAGATGTTACTGTTTGGGCGTTCTCAACGAAGACTTCATCATTGCCCCCGCCAGTTGCACCACCGCCAACCGATCCCCAAGCAGCTCCGTTGTAACCCTCAAACTTATTTACGGTTGTGTTAAAGCGGAAGAAACCTGTGCTAGGTGTACCATCTCGTTGAGCTTCTGTGCCTGTTGGGATTCCAGCAGAACCAGTAGCACTTGTGCGAGGGACATAGGCTGTGCTATCAGTTGTAGCTGCTGTACCAAGACCTAGGTTAGTCCTAGCATCAGCAGCAGTGGACGCACCAGTACCACCATCGGCTATAGCTAGGTCAGTAATCCCCGTGACAGAGCCACCCGTAATACTCACGTTGCTAGAATCTTGAGTAGAGATAGTTCCGAGACCTAGGTTAGTTCTTGCACCAGAAGCAGTAGACGACCCCGTACCACCATCAGCTACAGCAAGATCAGTGATACCTGTGATTGAACCACCAGAGATACTTACATTATTACTATCCTGTGTGGAGATGGTGCCAAGACCTAGGTTAGTTCTAGCGCCCGAAGCAGTAGATGCACCAGTGCCACCATCAGCTACAGCCAGATCAGTAATGCCAGTGATAGTACCTGCACTGATAGTAGCAGTATCAGCAACCAAGGAGTCAATGTTAGCAGTACCCGTAATGTACAGGTCTTTCCATTCGCTACCAACAGCGCCAAGATCGTAGAGGTTATCTGCAGAAGGGATCAAGCTGGATGCAACATCAGCCGTAATAGTTACAGTATCCGTAGCAGCATTACCTAAAGTAGTATTACCGTTTACAGTAAGGTCAGCAGTGATGGTAGCTGATTCATCAACTTGGAGTGTGTCTACTTGAGCAATACCATCAACATAGATGTTGCGCCATTCATCAGTAGCAGTCCCAAGATCGTGTGTGTTATCCACAGAAGGGATTAAGCTAGAGGCCACATCTGCAGTGATCGTTACGGTATCTGTCGCAGAATTGCCTAAGGTAGTATTACCGTTTACAGTAAGGTCAGCAGTAATAGTAGCAGACTCATCTACCTGCAGGGTATCTACCTGAGCAACACCATCAATGTATAGGTTACGCCACTCATCAGTAGCAGCACCAAGGTCATAGGTATTATCAATAGAGGGGGTCAAATGGGATGCAACATCTGCGGTGATAGTCACAGTGTCAGTTGCTGCATTGCCTAGCGTAGTGTTGCCGTTGACAGTGAGGTCAGCAGTAATAGTAGCTGATTCGTCTACCTGCAAAGTATCTACTTGGGCAGTACCATCAATGTATAGGTTACGCCACTCATCAGTAGCAGCACCAAGGTCATAGGTATTATCAATAGAGGGAATTAGGTCAGATGCTACATCAGCAGTGATTATGACAGTATCAGTTGCAGAGTTACCCAAAGTAGTATTGCCGTTTACTACAGTGTTACCGACGATGGTAGCATTACCACTTACAGTAAGATCAGCGGCAATGTTAGCTGACTCATCCACTTGTAGCGTATCTACTTGAGCAGTACCATCAAGGTACAGATTCTTAAACTCAAGGGTACTGGTACCTAGGTCAACAGTGTTGTCAACTTTGGGGCGCATTGCTGTGGTAGTGATAACAACATCTTGCACTGGGCCGAGGGTAACAACAGGAGCGCCGCCACCAGTAGTGCCATCGTGGGTGTGACCATCAATAGCATTCATGGCAGTTTGGATTGCGTCAAACTCTCCATCAAGGTCTGAAGCATTGATTAAGTTGCCATTGGAGATATTGTTAGCTGTGTCGTTACGAGTATAACCTGTTGCCATTTTACTGCCTGTCGTTATTAAGATACTCGATGGTGATAGCGTCCAAAGAGAAAGGAGGTGTTATGCTGGAGAAATTATACTGAAGACTTATAGTGAACCCAGAGCCAACCATCTGGGATGTAAACGAGTAGGTCAGTCTACCTCCGTATGTTGCAGTCCCGTAGGTAGCTGCGCCGTAGAAGAAGGAACTGTCCGCAGTGTTTTCCAACACGATCTGTGGGGGTTGGATCACACCAATCTGACTGAAGTTTAAGTTTGGGTTAACTGTACCAGAGATAGAACCTTCTGGGTTAACGTAGGTGGTAAGTTTATACAGAGTTTTCCTAACTCTAGGATCACTCAAAGGTAAGTGTGGAGTAAAGTACTGTGCAGGAATAGCACTTCCATCAAAGCTGTTTCCAGATTCTAGGTTGTACACATAACCATCTTTATTAGCAAAGATAATCTTCTCCGAGGAGTCTACAGAGGAATAGATACCATCTGCAACATAAGCAAGGATACCATTGATTTCCGCCCAAGCCATACCTTGTGCCGTTTGGTCAGCAAACTGTGTAGCGATAACACCCACAGAAGTAGCTGCTGTTCTATTCGTAGCATACCCAAAAAGTCTATACTGGTTTTTACCACGAATAACACAAGAAGTAAAGCTGGTATTTGAACTTACAAGGTTATCTACTTCAGATTGGATTGGACGAGATGCAACTGCAAAACCAAAGTCACCAATTCTATCTGTTGCGCTAAGAAGTCTAACACCATCTGGCCCAAGGAAAGCAATGTCACCACCAACTTCTTGAATGGTATCTGTTCTAACGCAACCAATGTCAGCAGAGATAGGCTGTAGTTGGAAGTCTGAGATAGTATTACCAACAAGTCTGTGTATCTGGTTTGTGCTAAAGATGATTAGCTGTTCACGAAAAACAATCAGACCTGTAACTGTGTGGGTCAGGTTAATAGTGCCAGCACCATTTGCAGGAGTAAAATCAGTATCTGTATAAGGCGCAGTGAAAGTTAGGTTTGTACCCTTAGCAAAGAACAAGTGGTTCTTAAACTGTACTACGTGAGTAGCACCAATAACATCTGAAGGTGCGCTAGTGATTGTTGAGTAGGTAGAGTTAAAATATCTGAAAGGTCTATTAGCACCATCGACACCAACAAGAGTGGGAGTACCTGTGAAGTTATAGCGTTCAAACCTCATCTTCGTGCTGTTAGGACGGCCAGAGTTAATGAAGGTGATAGCTGCATTATCAGTTGGCGAAGATGCAAGTGCAGGGGAGATTGTCAGAGTTGCACTGCCAGAAGTCACAGTAACACTGTTAGTGATAAGGTAAACTTTCTGTACACCTGAGATAGTAAAGGTATCACCTTGTTGTGGGATATCTGTCAACCCATCAACGACGAGACTTGTACCTGTTTGGCTTCCACCATTGACAAGCACAGTGCCGTAGGAAGGAGTATTGATCTTTGTCCAACCTGTACCTTCGGACGACCAAAGATTACTACCACGAGCAGCAATAGCTTTCTGCCCAAAGTATACAAGACCCTCGATCAGGCTTATGTTATTACCAAAAGTAACCGCTGCCTTATCTGCAGGAGAGGAACTCAGGGCGAGGTTAAGTGTAAGATCAGCAGTTCGGGCTGTGCTATTAAAAGTTACAGCAGATACACTATACGTACCAGTTACCCCTGCGATAGTTATGGTATCACCCACAAGAGGTGTCTCTAGTATGTTTGCAATAGTGAGGGCTGTACCTGTCTGACCACTGCCTTGTACGAGGGGTTGACCATAAGGGGGGACATAAGCAGTATCAAACTTTGTATAGCCTAGGATACGCTTATAGCCACCCTCGATAGAAGGTTCAAAGTTGACTAAACGTCTAGCCGATCCCGGAGCAGTAATACCTTGTTGAAGTGGGGAGATGTTTGTGACAAGACCCCCTTTAACTTCAATAGGATAAGTTTCCCATGCTGTTGGCATACTACCCTACCCGCATGTTTACTGAAGTACCTTTCAAGATACGGGTATCTCTGATATATTCATAGCGATTGATATAGAGAGTCCGCATATCCTTGATACCATCATTGAATTTCTGTAGGTGCAAGGTTGCATCTTGAGTATTACCACGGAAAGTGTATGCGTAATACATAGCCCCATCTACAATGACAGGGCGAAACTGTTCTGGATACACAGGCACATCTGTGGCATTATCTAGATCAATGGTATTCTTGTAGTATTCATATACCAACGTGTACGCATTGTTAGGCACAGGGTGTACACCATAGCCTTGATTAGGAGTTCTAAAGACTCTCTTAGGCAAGCTACGAATGGAGGTGTTGGTAGTGTTATACTCATCATCCAGATAATTATCAAGGTAATCCTCATAAGAGATCACTTGAAGTTTCTGGGTGGTATTGTTAAAGGTATCATTACGTTTGATACGGAAGGACTCAAAGTCTACTGTCTTTGCATCTGTAGGATAAGCATAACGAACTGTACCAGCAGTCAGAGCCTGTTCCTTCACAGCATGGTTGAAGGGCCACTCAAACTGGTTCTGTCCAAGATACTGGAGAGCAGAGTTGATGGAGTCTTTGGCAGAAGAATAGAAACCGACAGCAGAAGCAAAGTTGCTGGATGTCAACTCTACTTCATTGAGCCTACGATTCACATCATTCACAAGGCCAAGAAAATTATAGGCTGACACGTTGTCTATCCTTAACAGGTAAAAGTTAAAAGAGTACCCCCGTGAAGAGGTACTCCTTATTAGCTTAGGCTAGTTAAGCCAGCAGATCACGATCAACTTCTGCAGCAGCCAGAACGCAGTCGTTCACGTCGATGGCCACAACGAACACACGAGCAGGGATAGCACCGGGGCTACCCGTAATGGTGGTCACAACGTCAACAGTGTCAGCAGTAGCAATAAAGCCAGCAGTCGTACCAACACGGATCGTATTAGCAGCAGCAGCGTCCAACGAAACATCGTTAGCAAAGACAGTCGTACCATCCGTAACGTCAGCGGTGTAAACCGAGACATCAGGAACAGCCGACAGAACTTCAACGCCAGCAGCCAGTACCAGAGTACCAGCAGGAACCGACACACCTACGTTAGTGCCAGCAGTACCCGACAGGGTAATATACTTCTCAATAACCACAGCACGGTTACGGAGGGATTGCGAGATAGCCATGTTAAATCCTTTCCTAGATTGATGGCAGAGTTAAGAGGTACCCCCGAAGGAGTACCCCATAGTAACTTAGCATTAAGCTAGGTTGTACTTTGCAGTTGCCAGAGCTTCTGGGCGCAGAATCTTACGACCATACAAGTGCATACCACGGATGATGTCTGCAAACGAGTCAGGATCACGGTAGGTTTCGGTCTTGTTGATCTGCTCAGCGGTAGCTACAGCCGAGTCATGACCAGCAACGATCACACCGTAGTTTGCGTTCTGGTTTGAAACGCCAGTCGTAGCAGCACCCGTACCAACCGAAGGCAGGTTGTTCGAGACGTACACACGGAAGCCGTTCCAGTTCGTCAGAACCAGACCATTACGCAGAGCGCCCGAATCACCATAGTCAGCATTCAGGAAGCGCGAGTCTTCGTCCATCAGTACTTCCATCAGAACGGGGTCGATCACGATCCAACGGCCAGCCTTATCGACATTCTGTTGATCCAACAGACGGCCCATACGGTTAATCAGCATGACAGGCGATACGTACTCGGTAGGAAGAGCAGTAGCACCGGGCAGACGAGCAGCCACAGGGATCGAGTGGTCACCCTTCGAAGCAGTCGTGATGTTGCCGAAGCTATCCTTACGGAGCTTCATCGAGGTCAGCAGTTCGTCGGAACCAGCAGTCGTGATAGCCTTCGTGCCATTCACAACGTCATTGACAGCGTTTGCGTTCGAACCCGAAGCAGTCTGCTTGTAGCCCGACAGGTAGCCCAGAACTTCTTGGTCATGCTGGTCAGCCAAGCGGTAAGCCGCACGGTTGGTAGCCAAGTCCATGAAGTTGACATGCGAGTGAGCTTCTTCGATGTCGTCGATCTTGAATGCAAAGTAGTTAGCTTTGTCGATCACCAACGAGAAGTCAGCATCTTGCAGGTCTTGTGCTTGCACCTGAGTGCCACGAGCATAGGACGATACCGAGATTTCAGGCTCTTTGATAATACGAACAGTATCACCCTGAGCAGCGATCTCACCGAAGTAGTCCGAATTAGTAATATCGCCAACGATGGTTGCTTTACGGAAAGCAAGTTGGACTTTTTTGGAATAGATAACCGAAGAGAAGTTACCATTTGGCAAGTTGCCATAACCAGCAGCAGATTGGAAAGCCATGAGAAATACTCCTATGATATTTGGCTTTGATAAGAAGCTAAACAGAGCGATAAGAGGCTGAATCTTTCCGAGGGTGCATCTTCTCTTTAGGTTGATCGACCTTTGAGAGACGGGCCTGTACTTGTCAGGTGAGTCTTATTTAGTTTAGACTTGAAGTAGGCAAGTAGCATTGGGTAGTCTTGATCAGAGTCCTACGCTACTTGCCCTAGTTATACTAAGTTTGTCTTAGATGTCAAGAGTTATCTTGCACCACCACTCATATCGTAAACAAAAGTACCCTTTTGCATTGCAGCTTGAATACGCTTTTCCATTTTAGCAAAAGTATCCATACTCATCTTAGCAACATCAGACTCACTGATAGTCTCATTACCACCATCCAAGTCCACACTCGCTTTACTCTTTGTAACAACAGACGATGCAGCTTCTTTGGCACTAGCTTTTTTAGCTGCGGGGTTCAAACCTTTGTCAACTTTGTACAGGTCGATAACACGAATGACAGCACGAGCATCTTCTTCATTCTCATAAAGAACATCTTGTACCCACTTTGGTTGTTCATCTGCCCAATCATGGAAAGCATCTGACTTACGTAGATCATCAAAATCAGGGTGGCTTTCACGAATAGTATTGAGAGCTTTATTGCGAACAGTCTCAGCACTCAGTTGTTCGTACTCAGTAAACTGCCGTTCATACTTCGAGAGTTGTTCAGCAGCTTTCTTGTTAGCGATAGTCTCCACGATAGAAGCTACGTCAGGATACTTACGCGCCCACTCTGCGATATCTTCATCAGACTTGGGAGGAAGAATAGGGCTATTGTCTGGCTGGGCTTTAAGCAGTTCGAACTTCTTCTCCCACTCTTTTTCCTTTTCAGACATATGACGACGAAGATCACCATAACGCTTTTTAAACGAGCGTTCCTCTGGGTCTGTAGGTTCTACTTCTGCAGCAGGTTTCTCTGCTTCAGTTTTAGCTTCTACAGGTTGATCCTCTTCAGGTTCCTTACCCTTCATTAGATCATTTAGTTCCTTCTCCGAGTCTGCAATACGTTGCCGATTACGGCGCGAAGAAGAAGAGTTTGGGTCTACGTAGACTTGAGTGATAGCCATGTGTTATCCTTTATAGTGGGGTCAGCCGAAGCTGAGTTGCCTTATTGTTTTCCGCCAAGACCTTTTGACTTGGGGTTAGTCTTCTTTGGTTTAACTACAAGACCGCCTTCAGCGAATCTTTCAGAGCCGGGTCTTCCTGTGACAGGCTTAGGGGTAGGTCTAGGGCCATCTACTCCACCACCAAGGCTAGGTTTAGGGGTAGGCTTAGGGGTAGGTCTAGGGCCATCTACTCCACCACCAAGGCTAGGTCTAGCAGGGGTCACTATTCTATCCTTGTTTGAACTTCCCCCAACAGAAGAAACTCCACCACCCCCACGGGTGCCTGTACCTTCTCTACGTTCATCTGCAGATTGCCCACCAAAACTCTTTGCAGCAGGTGCAGCAGCAGGAGTTGTCGTCACAGGAGAAGCGGCAGGTGCAGCAGCAGGAGTTTGTTTTGCTTTCTCTTCAATGGCCCTCATGTAGGCATTACCAGTACCCGCAACTTTAGAAAGTACCAAGCCTTGCTCTAGTGGAGAGATTTGTGCAACGTAAGCTTTAACCTTTTCAGTCAGTATCTTATAGTTTTCACTACCAGTAAGACCTTTAGATTCCATAATTTTCAAAGCAGCATTTGCATTTGCAATATTTTGAATGTCTTTATCTTTTCCTGTAAGGATGCCGATAAGTCCACCAGCCAAACCTTTTGAATCAGCTTCTTCTTGAGGCTGAAGAGCATTCATCCCAAACTCAAAAGGGTTACTGGTGATAGCATTGTAGTTTTGGTCTGCCCAAGAAGAGTATGCAGCAGAAGGGGTTGTATCTCTCTTATTGTCATCTCTCGATTTTCTTGAAGATTTTGGTTTTGTCGCACCTTTATTAGCGTCATAGGTATCTTGCAAGAATTGTGTCCAAGGAACAAAACCCGCAGGGATACTTCCCATTGCTGTACCAGACATGAAACTGATGTTTGTTTTTTCACCTGTAGTAGGGTTAAAGTAAAGACGCTCTTCAACAGGACTACCTACACCAGTACTACCATAGTTAGGAATTGTAAATTCTGTGCGGTCAAACGCAACACCGCCCTCAGCCATACCAGATGGTAGAGACATAGCTTGTGCCAGCATCTGTTCTTCTTCAGGGGTAAGCTCCTCGTCTTGCCCTTCCACAGGTACACCGCTATCATCTACAGGAACACCACCAATGCGTCCCTCAGACTCCATCTCCATCATGCCTTGCTTAGCCTGAGCGCGTAGGTCTTCGAAGAACCTTACACCATAATAACGCAGCACATCTGCAGGCACAACATATTCTCCGCCAGACAGCTTTGCATCTACATTATCACGAACTTCAGAAGCCAAAGCTCCGGGAGGGATGTTGTTGCCAGTTACAGGTTCTCTTGACATACCATCATCGGCCATGCCACCCTCTTGCATTAGTCTGTTCATCTGTTCGTCCTCTACCATGCCACCTTCGGCGTATCTGGGTTTAGTAAAATCAAATCTAGTTTTAGCTTCACTGATATCAATAGCTGTTCCGGGGGTATCTACTGGAAAAGTTTCACCGTAGGTATTTATAGCATCCCTATACGCGTGTTCTTTAAAAATCTTGTACCAGTCGTCCTTATCCTTATTAGCATAGTTTATCTCCCTTCGATAGACACTTATAAAGTCCTCATACTGATCCTTTGTAAGACCTGACTGGCTTAAGAATTTTTCAAAGGTGATCTTATCCTTATAATAGTTACCAAGGAGTTGAGCAGTCTGCATATCTTTTAAAAAAGACTGTGCTATGTTCTCAGGAAGTCCTGTGTATTCTTTAGACTTCTTTTTATTAGAAGCCATTGGTGTAGTATTTCGCGTTTCTTTAGAGACTACTGCCCCAGTCTGTTTTGCTAAGTCTGCAGTAGCTTTTTCAAGTCCGATTACATATGTATTGTAAAAATTTGATCCGGGATTGACAGCCTCAAAAAAAGCAAGAGAACCCGGTGCATATCTTTCTGCAGCAAGTTGTTCAATAGAAGGTATAAACACCTTGTCTACGTTAGAGTCTTGAGCATACCCAAGTACACCATCAAGAAGGTTTTCCACGGAGTCTTTAACATCTCCTATAGGAAGTTTTGTAGTGCCTTTGTTTTGTTTTTTATTGACCTCATCTGAAACACCTTCCAACTCGTAGATGATGTTGTTAATCCTATGGATGTCCACTCCTTCAGAACGTAGCAGGTTTTTAAAATCTTGCCTTACTTCATAGTCTACATATGGAGTTTTAGCGTAGGTTTCAAATATATTAGTAATGGCATTTTTTGATACTTCTGAGAGATCATCGGTTGGCCCGTCTTCAAGGTCTTTAGTAAGAATCCTTGAGAGTGCTTCTTTTTTTACTGCATCTGCGTCTTTTGCAGGCGTAGCTCTACTTGCACCTTTTTGCAGGTAGTCACTCTGAAATTCGTAAACAACTACTTCTTTGCCCCCAGTTTTTATATTCTCTTCTGTACCTATTCTTGTGTGTGCGACTACATCGTCTGGAAAGTGATATTGTCCAAACTTCTTTTTACTTTCTTCAGAGAGTGTAAAAGTAGGTAGGTCAGAGTTTTTCCTGTTTACGCGCAACAGAAGTTCTTTATACTCACGTTTAGTTGGGTCATACTCTTCATAATCTCGTACTTGAACACCCTCGTGTTTTGGTAGAGCTAAAACCTCAATCTTAGTCTCCCAAGTATTTGGTTCAATGGTAGTGAGTAATTCTTCCTTTGAGTAAGATTTATTTTTGTCTATCCCAAGATCAACAGTGTTATACTGAGCAGCCTTTGTAGAGGGAGACTTGTCCAAAAATTTAATAAACTCAGAACCTTTTAGGCCATTTTTTGGAAAGGTGATTTCATCAACAACATCTACCACTGGATTTCTGTAGGTGATATTAAAGGTCTTTTCAAACCTTTTCCTATCGAACTTTCCGCCATAAATTTTGTTTTTATTTAAGAACTGTTGATAATCCTCAACAGGTTTAGCTATCTCAAAAAGATCAAGGTAGTGTCTGAGTGCTGTGTTCTCATTTTCATACCCCCTAGACTTAAGGCCCTCAGTATCAAAAGTTACACCATAGTCCTTTTTTATTTCCTCAAGAACCTCTGGACTAGAGTAACTTTTATCTGCCATCTCTCTGATAGTTGAAACAGGTATATCCCCAAGATTTGAAAAAGGTATAATACTGTCTCTTGCAAAAGAAGATTCCATGTCTGCAAACACTGAGCTTGATGGGGATTTTTCAAAATTCTCATACTTAATGAGTTGCTCTTCTGGTACAGTGTAACCCCTAACAGGTTTCTCAAACTTACCCTCAAAGAATCTACTAGTTTGTTTCTTTGTAGGAACTTCTCCTAAAGCTTCCCTAGTTTGATTTGCGCCTAAAGGTAGTGGCAAACTACCAGACTCATCTGCTATGAACTTCCTTGCAGTCTGGGCCGCTTCTGGAAAAGCATCAACAGCGCCCTTAGCCACTAGCCCAACGCCTTTAACAGCAGGGATAACTCCCGCTACGGTCATCACATCACTAGCAACAACTTCTCTTGCTTTAGTCACCTGATCAGGAGTAGCCTCTTCATAGCTTACTCCGTACATACGGTTTAGTTTTTCATCTAGGTCTTCTGTAGCAACTCTTTTGATACTGCCAGCAGTGTCTTCAACGATTCCCTTGACACCTTCATAAGGATTTCTAACAAAATCTACAATGCCCTGTGCAAGACCAGTAGCCATATTCCCTAGTGTGCCATAGGTGTCTTCTCTAAGGGCTTTCTTTAGAGTTTCACCAGTGGACTCATACTCGTTATCAAGACCGTAGATGTTATCAAAGAAAAGGTCTGAGTAAGACAAACCTTTTTGTTCTGGTGTCTCTGCCCTAGCCTTTAGGTACGCGTCCCTACGATTTGACGGAGAGAAGGCACTCTGTGTTTGCTCATTTTGATCCATCTACATTCACCTTGTCACGAAGTTTTTGTAGTTTGCGTAGGGCAAGTAGTTCTCCCTGAGCGCGATATACCTCAATAGGGTCTTTCACCTGTTCCAGAGTTTTATAACACAGTTGGATCATAGTGTCAAGTTCTTTGAGGAACTCTGGCCACAGCTTAGGGTCATTCACAAGAAGCTTTAGACTCATTGCATAGCTCCACCAGTGTTGGCACTAAAGCCCTGCTCTCCGGGAACAGGCACAGAGCCAGTACCCATGTTACCACCACCAGAGCCAGTAGTATCCTGAGCCTGCACTCCTGCGGGAGCCTGTTGCCCTTGAGGAGCCTGAGGCTGTTGTGGTTGAGATGCTTGGAAGGTCTTAAGGATTTCAGCTTGGATAGCTGCACGTTGCATAGAGTTCGATACCTTATCAGGATCAAGCTCCATCGACTTGGCAATCTCACGAACAATGTAATCCAGTCGAGCAAAGGGTGCAAGCACTGGGTTTTGTACAACACTAAGGAACTGCATCAGACGCTGAGAACGTACTTCATTGGCCATCAAAGACTCAGTACCAGCAGCCTTCACCTCTAGGTCACCCTTAATCTCTGGGTCAAAGTCAAACTGCATGTTGAAGCTAAATAGTGCCTTACCAAGTGGGGCCAATAGATAATCATCAATGTTCTTCACTACAGTGCGGATAGAGCCGTTAGCTGCTGACATAAGCATAGAGATACCAGAAGCGGTACGACCTACACCAGAGATACCTGTCTGTCCATGTGCAAACGAGGGGAAACCAGTAGACTCATCCGCCAAGACACGAGCCTTGTCAAACATCTGCATATTCTCGTTAGACACGTTAGGGAACTTTGTACCAAAGATAGCTTGTCCCGGAGCGCCACCTTGACGACGAAACACTTTTCCGGGGTAAACTGTAAGGTCTTGTCCGGGAACCAGATTGGTTTCATCTACTTCAATCAGTAAGTTACCGCTAAGTGCTGCGTTATCTACAGCCATACGCATGAAGCCATTCATCAAAGTCTGAGTGTCGTCCATGTTCTCAGCAACGCCTACACCCCACATGGAGTAAGGGTTGACCTCATAAGGAACAACAAAGAATGGGATAATGCTGGGGGTAAAGGGGTTAAGGACTAGACGTAGGATACGGCCATTGCAGAGCCAGATGTTTACAGCAATATTGTCTTTGTCTTTCAGTTCTTTGGGGATATCGACTTTGTGTTCTTCAAGAGTTTTTCTTTCGACATTACCCCAGAACTCTAGAACCTCGAAGCGTTCAGTGGCAACTTGCTGAGCAGAGTCTTCCATTGCCTGCTCCCACCACTCTTTAGTGTAGCTAGGGCCAAACTTAAGTGCAGTCTCAATCTCATTCTTACGGAAGAAGGGGCGTTTGCCTAGCTTACGCAATTCGCTGTAGGACATCTTATGACGCTCAATAGCGTACTCAGCCTCTTCCATATTGTGTGCGTCCGGGTCAGGGTAGAAGTTCCAAACGGATACATTAGATACCATTGGTACAGTTTTGATAGTTGGTGAATAGGTACCTTCATCATCCCACTTGGGGTATTCCTTATCTACAGCAAATGGCCCCTTCATAATGCCAGTACCAAACAGGGCGCACTCTAGAGCAGTAGCACGAAGATGTTTGTTTGCCGAGGATTCTTCCAACTGATCATGGATTTTCTTTTCCATCTTCTTAGCTGCAATCATAGCAGGCTCGAAGGTGACCTGTGTAGGAGTCATACCGGGGCCACTACGAACTTCTTGAATAGGGCCAAGTTCATTCTTCATAGAACCAATACGTTCCATGTAAGTCTGCATGGTTTCTCCGGGAAGCAGCGGCTCAATACCAACAGCTTTCTCGGCCTTCTTAACCTCGTCGTTAGTCTCAATGTGGAATGACTCGACTACACCTTCTGGCAAGGTCGTAGGGTCAATAACAATCGGGAACCTACCATTACCAAAAAGAACTTCAGACATTTGACCATAGGCAGCAAGCACCTTAGTCTTAGTCACCTTTACAAATACACGAGACTTTTCCGAGTTGTTAAACTTTACATCTTCACCATAGATACCACGATAATTTTTGTATGCGGTAATCCAGCGAGTCTCTTCTGTCTTACGGGAAGTTTCTGCTTTACTGAAACGCTCCTCAACATATGCTACGATACCACCAGCAGGTTTATCTAGAGGTGTATCCCCAGAGGTATCTTCTACAGCCAGCATCTTAATGCCATCAGTCGAGAGGTTGTCTTCTTCCATCTTCATTTCCCGTCTAGGTTAGTAACCAAAGGTCAAATCAGCAATCTGAGAATCATAGTTGCTGTAGCTTGTATCCATATCAAACATGCCAGTACTTGGGCGAGTCATTACACCGTACCGCAGAGCATCGTAGAGGTGGTCTTCAGAGTTTGTATCCACATCTTCAGGGTTAGACTTGCTGAGGGGTATAGAGGGTAGCTGAGAGATCAGGTTTCGGCATGTATTAAAGATAACCATACGGGGTTCTTCCGTATACTCATCTATCTGTAGTCTTCTATGTATCTCGTTCTTACCTGCGATGCGTGATCCACGGCTTCTATCTGCAGGTCTCCAACGGCATCCCTTAAGGATCATACGTTCTGCAATACTTGGGCCAGTGTCACCACGCTTGTGCCAGAGAGAGGAGTCAAGTACACCATAACGAATCTTTTCTCCATACTCTGCACGAAGTACTTGGTCAGCCAAATCCTCTGCCAAAACTTTAGATACATAAAGTTCTCTATACACAATCAACTGACCACTAGGAGCAACAGCAAACCATACAATACCACTATAAGAGCTATAACCATAATCTGCTGCACGGAATCTTGGCCAATTACTTGGGATATCAAAAGGTTCAATCGTATGTATCTTGCGGTTAAACTCTGAGAATGCTGCACCTTCTGCTACATCCCAGTTGCCTTCAAGAAGTTGTTTACGTTGATGCTCAGGTAGAGACATCAGGTTAGCTTCGTACATCCCATCTTCGGCAAGGTATGGGTTATCATAAAGAGTAGCAGGAATAAACCTGCGTTGAAACAATGGCTCACCAGCACGAACATGGTTGTCTGGCCACTTAAGTATCTCACCTGTTTCTGGATCAATGGCCCAAAAAGCTTTACCCGGTTTTGCAGGGTCGATGAAAGCTTTCTTTACCCAACCATGTCCAGCACCACCGGGGTTAGTTGTTGCTCTTTGGTATAGTTTTAGTCCACTTGCTTTGGTAGTACGCAAACGAGAACGCATGTAGTTCCAAGCAAAAGGACTAGCCCACTGTGTAAGCTCGTCGAAACCAATCCAGTTGTACGCTTGGCCCTGATAGCGAGTAACGTCATCATCAGCATCAAGGTAACTCATCCAGAGTGTTGCACCAGATGGGGCTACCCAAGTCTTATCTCTCTCAAGAAACTTAATTCCGGGGATAGCCTTGGGGTACAACACTTTCGAAACAGACACAAGTTCCCTAAGTTCTTCCGTAGACTTACGAACCAGAAGCATCTTAGCGTGTTCGTTGTTGAGAAAGCGTACAGGGTCTGCTAACATAGCATAAGATTTACCACCACCAGCAGCACCACCATACAAAACTTCTTGTTCATCAGCAGAAAGAAAGGCTGTTTGAGGGCCATCATTAGGCTTAAAGATTACTTCTCTAGCCTTCTTTTCGTCAATCTGCTGTGGCTTCGGCTGTGCTGGTACTGTTAGTTTCACCTCTGGTTGCTGCTCCACCGACTCTGGCTTCAAGCTTTTCGGCTTTCGAGATGGCTTCTTTGTACCTTTCGGCAAAGTATCTGTGTGTTGCAGCTTCTGTCTTACGCTTGTACTCAAGTTTAATCCTCTTATACAGACCTACGTGAGAGATTACTCTTCCACTCTGTTCACTAAGCCAAGCTGCTACTGCACGATATGAGTAACGCTTAAGGTGTTTCTTTGCTTGTTCAAGAAGTTCCAATTCCTTAACGACAGGAAGCAGAACATCCTTATCTTCTGTGTCTTCTACATACCCAAAAGGTACTTGTCTACCTATACGAACAACTGGCTTCCACTCGAAGTGGTCACCATGATCTGTAGGTTTAGGTAGCTTCCATTCTTTTTTGATTTTTGTCATGTGAAATTTATACTATGAATGGCTCTACTTGTCAATCACTATTTTTAGCAGGAAGGATAAACAGTGGGGTATCAGTCTCAACTTTAATTTCTTCTTTAGCCTTGAAGCCACCACGATCTAGGATATCCTTAGCCGCAGTCATCTTCTCCTTGTTACCAAGAGCAGTTGGATCATTCATAACTTCAAACATACTGAATGCAGCCTTAACTCCAACATGGGCAATGAACTTCTTGGTAAGCTCAGCGATCTCATCCTCAAGGCTAGTCACAATGTCCTTAGTGGAATAGTTATCACTGTAGCCAGCCAGCTTCTTAGCTTGTACAAAATCACCCCGTGCCTCTTCAAAGAGGACAGAAAGAAATCTCTGTTGGTTATCTGTAAGCTCTCTAGCCATGTTCTTATCCAATCGGAATAAAAGTTTCAGTTACAGTACAGGCAGCATCCAGCCTCATTGCGCTGTTGCTTGTAGCCTTAACTTTTACAGTATCCCCCGGCTGCAATACAAGAGTTGCTCCTGTAAAAAGGATAAACTCCCCAATGGAAATATTCTTTCCACCAAGGAGGTGGCAGATTTCACCATCTGTTGCAGTAGTCCAAGTCACATCAATAGAAGGACTGTCTGTCACACCAACAAGAAGAAGCATGGTCATTTCAGCTACACAGTTTGCAGGACAAGTATAGAGAGTGTAGTTAGTCCCACTTACTGTGCAGCTTATATGTAGACTTCTTGATCTAGCTGGTTTACCCTGAGATACAAGTGTCATTAGTTACCCTTTGTACTTAGAAAATCCACCGCCAGAGAGAATATCCCCCAGTTTTTGGAAAGGATTCTTTGCAGTGGGCTTTGTGGTAGTTTTAGTGATAGCGGTTACTTTTGGTCTATTGGCTGCACGACTCTTTTCACGAGCAGCTTTAGCATCTGCCTTAGCTTTCTCCATCATGCTCATCTTAGGTGCTACCTTACCAGCAACACTACGAGATGCACCACTCAAGCTTGGAGCAGCTTTCTGACCAGAGATTTCTGCAGCTTTAGCAGGACGTTTTGCAGCAGAAGAAACTTTAGGTATAGCACCTGAGGCTGAGTTTAGTCCAGCAGGTTTAGCTTTTGGTTTTGTCCCTGTAGCTGAGGCAGCTTGCTTTTTATCATCAGCTCTATCTGTAGAGTAAGACTTACCTTGCCACATGAAGGTTTTACCAGCACCTTTCTCTTTACGAGCAGCAGCGAAGGCTTCCTTAAATGTTGCCATAATTACTTCTTACCCTTCTTAGCCATACCCTTGGCTTTGGCCATGCCACCTTTAGCCATACCCATAGGCTTCTCTGCCATACCACCATATGCCATACCTTTAGTTTTAGCCATACCACCTTTAGCCATACCAGTCTTAGGTAGCATGATTGGGGTGCCGGGTTTCTTTGGCATAGGGATAGGCTTCTTCGAGATAGGTGCAGGCTTCTTTGGCATTGGAGTAGGTTTAATCATAATTATTTCTTCCCTTTGATTTTGCCAGCTTCACTTAAAGCTATGGCGATTGCTTGTTTCCGACTCTTTACAACTCGTGCTTTCTTTGGCCCCTTAGGGTCAACACCAGAGTGTAACTTTTTATCCTTGAACTCACCTAGAACCTTGGCGATCTTGGCTTGTGCTTTGGTGGGTTTCTTAGCCATTAGGATTTCTTTCTAAACTTAGCTGTCTTAGCTGCGATAGCCTTGGGCTGCTTTACAAACTGTTTACCTGCTGCAGTTCCAGCACGTTTTGCTTTAGTGGTAGCAGCATACTCAGAATCGGAAAGAGCTTCCCTAGCTTTCTTTGGGAGATAGCGTTCACCTGTCTTGTTGGAAGGCTTACCACTCTTTGTACCCCAGTCCTCTTTAGTCCACTTAGTCATAGACTTTTGAGCTTTGGTTTTCTCACCAGTGTACTTTCCACCAGCATCTTTATAGAGCTTACCTGCAAGTTGCATTGCTCTGGCAGAATGTTCTCCACCCATCTTAGCTTTGGCCTTAGCCTTAGACTTTTCCCAGAGGGCTTCGTTAGTCCTGCCCATAGTTAATCTTCTTCTTCTTCTTCGTATTCAGCCATAGGATCATTGCTTTCCCATGCTTGGCATACACGTAGGTTGTGGCAGATAAAGTCAAACTTCTTGCAGTAGCCACGGCCACCACCAGTTGCATCAAACTCGTTGAAAGGAATCTGTTCCAAAGCTTTGAGCATCTTTGGGGTATCCACGAAGTATTCGCAGTTAGCACAAAGTTGGCGACGAGCTTGTTTCTCCTCGATGTTCCAGACCTTAGCGATCTCAGACCAGAAGGGTGCGTTATCTCCGGGCTTCTCAGAGCCTTCTTCAGGCCCAAGCGTCCAGTATTCCGCAAGCCATTTGGTAATCTCAAGATTCTCTTTAGCTGTTGGAATCTCTTCAGTTGGAATCATCAGTCCAAGCATTGTCATTTAACCTTATTTATATTAAAAGCTTCTATTACCACTTAAGTCAACTCACCACTTCACTCGGTGACTCCAGAATTTTGCAGATAGCTTGGTCGTTGGCTTACCTTGAGCGTTATGTCTAGCATAGTAGCTCTTTTTTCTTGCTTTATCCTCAGCAGATTTAGGATTATCCCCTGCACCTACCACACCTTGTTGTCCAAAACGTACAAGTTTGTACTTTTCGCCCTCTTTAGCCATCACAACATGAGATTTAGTGGGGTGAGAAGGGGTTTTCTTGGGTTTATTTACACCAGATACGCCTATTTCCGCCATTTTATTTTTGATACGAGGTGGGACAGCCATAGATAAATCCTATTTCCGATGTATTGTGGTGTTGGTAGTACCCATGCTATCATCAACATTACGATAAGCCACGGGGAAGTCTCGTTGATTACAACATTTTCAACAGATTCAGTCTTAACCCTGTTATCTTGTGCTTGAATCTGCTCAACTCTATTGCTATGACCCTCAATCTTATCAATCTTTTGATCACCACTAGTCTCTGACGTACCTATCGTTTGGGTTGCTACCTTAGCCACTTGAGTATTAGCTGCTACGTTTGGCCCCGCCCCCGTCAGGAGCTTCATTGGTAGGCTGCTGCAACTGCTTAGCCCAACTATCAAGACCAAAGGCAGCACCAAGGAACGCAAAGATAGGCCACACAAGGATTTCGACAATGTTAGCATCCTTCACCTCAACGACATAAGCCAGCCAGATCAGAAGGGCTACGGCAACTTCTCTCTTGTAGGTCTTCACTTGATCAGTCCACCATTGATGACCCAGACAACTGCAGCAGATATAAATCCTCCAACAACAAACAGTAGTGACTTGTCACGAAGTTCGGTTCTACGCTTCTCCGATGCACTCATATTCTCCACTGTCTTATTCAGAACAGCGATAGTCAGATTGAGTTCATTGATGGTTGCACAGAGTCTGGCAATTTCTTCTTCCAGTCTCTCAACTCGCCTAAGCGTATCTTCCTCGGCCATTACTTATAGACCTTTGCAGATAGTTGATGATGGGGTGCATCCCAGCCCCAGTCCCATCCATGTTCCATCTCAATGTCTAAGTCTTTGGCAGCTTGCTTCATAGCTTCATAGATTGGCTTGTACGCATCCCAGTCATCTGAGTTAGGGATACCATCAACATCATGATCCCCTTTGTAGGGATGTGGGTGTAGGTCTACAGCATGGCCAGTAAGGTGACGAGAGTTCATGGTACGAGAAGCACCACTGGCTACCAGCCGCTTCTGACGCTCTAGGCTACGCACACCTTCACCAACTGTAAAGTCTTGAGTGGTAGTTGTGATAGCCTTCTCGACCACCTTAATGAGATCAGCGTGGACACCCTTAAGGTTCTCTCTGGATTTTGCCCCAAGACTAAAGCTCATTCCCATTCCCTTTTTCGTTCTGGTTCAAAGACATCTCGTTTCTTAAGATGCCCTTCAAGATACATTGCTCTCTCAACTCTATCCAAACTATACCTAACGCCAGTAGCTTGATGAATCGCTTCTCGAACATAGAACACATCAGAACGAGGGATGTGTACCCGTTGTAGAACCTTTTCGTCACCAGCAGCAAGTGCCTTGTAGAACTGACCTAGTACGTCTTCATCTGAGAAATACTTCATCCGTAGTTATACTCCAAGTGTCTCCATAGTCAAGCTTTATCTTGAATGAACGACAATACAAATTATTTTCTAGAGGGTACTTGAAATTTGCTTTCTCCTACCTACGTATATACTTAATGATATACATGATGTTCTACCTCATGCTTCCTTATGTTTTTCCTATATTTATATATAAGAATAAGTAATACTTAAGGTATCATTATGAAAGCATAAGGTAGCTTAGGGTAGCTTAAGGTACCTTTATGAGTACCTTATGTCTCTCATGATGTATCTCATCATGTATCTCTTTAAGTATACTTAAGTAAAATACCCGCGATCCACCCTTTTGTCAATACCCTATTTCAAATAAATTAGAAGAAATGTACTAGGCTTCCCATGTGGGACTCTTCGAGATTGACTTAAGGAAGGTTCTGCGGGAGATACCTAAGCTTTGACCTTGGTGAATCACCCGCCATCTGGTGTACAGCCCTAAGATAGCTAAAAGCGCCACGGAGAGAGTTGCCAGATGGGGTCTAATGGTTTTTGTAGGTGAGGGTAGCCGAGACATCTAGAGGCTCTGTAGGGTGCCTCCTAGGGCTTCTACAACTGTGGTGTCAGGATACCGTGTATGTGTGGATCATACTGGTGTTAACCATGTGACCTCTTTCTGGTTAACACTTATTGGTTTCCCTAATTTCTGGCAGAGTGTGTATACGCTAACGTGACACCCCCGTATGGCCCATGCCCGCCCCCCTGA